CCACGCATACTATGTATGCCAGTGATTGGAATGCATCGAGTCAACATTTTATATTTTTGATTATTCGTTTCGACGAGATGTTTTCGAAGAGTTGCATATTTTTCTTTTACTTCCGAGAGTTCCTGGGGTTCACGCGTGTGACGAAGGATCCACAAATTTATCATCAATAATACAATGAACAAGATCATCTCTTATATACAAAGATAAATTTACTGTATAATTCTGATATAGGGTTTCCTGTGAGACCCTCCCAGAGTTCTAGACTAAATCCTAATTGTTCTAAATGTGTAACAAGTAAATCTTTATAAGCTATTGGTTCGGATTTAGCTCCATCTGCATAAAATGGAGTATCCGCCAAATTCACAAACAGTTTTTCGCCATAAGTACCCATTCCTTTTGACTTCATTAGGAAAAAATTACCCATATCATCTTTGTAAGGGGTTCTAAATATAATCTTTTCCGAATCCGGAATAATGCCTATGAGCTTACCCCCGGGCTTCATTCTCTTTTTGATCTCCCTAATTGAACTGAAAAATTTATCCCTCGATTCAAAAATATAATGAAGTGAAAAATTGTAACATACAATATCAAATTTTCTGTTTGGGCAATTATGTATGTCACCTTCATAAAAATTTACGCGCATATGCATATTTTTCGCGCGACTCCTAGCTTCCACAAGGGCTGATGGTTCTGGGTCACACATACTCATGTTTGCACCACATTTGTGCCATTTTTGAAGATCTCCGCCAAATCCACACCCCACGTCGAGTATTTGATGTCCGTCTTGAGTTACCCATTGTATAAGCTCCCTCTTTGCATCATTATGATTTCGACGGATTTCTTCCATACTTTTTATGGGATCTTTATGTTTATATCTGTTTTATTTATTTCACAATTTTGTTCCCAATCAAATATATGGTAATTTACGTATCCAGATCCCCGTAAGAATTTGTGTTTTTTCAATATATCTTCATCGTGTACGACGTCTAAGGTGTTAAAAACGTCAAACCCCTCATTTTTTGCTATCAAAAATGCATCATTAAAATTGTCACCGGTCATGTAAAATAAGTATGCTTGATTAATGGTCTCGGATTTGTCAACCGTATCATATGGAATACTGTAGAAGGAAACAAAATCATTTGTCTCGTCATTTACATATGAATATATGACATTGTCCCTCGGTAAAAGCCAATGTTTAACCCAAGATTCATTTACAACCGGAGCAATTTTAAAATTTTTGAAATACTCCTTTAATATTTGGGTTACTTTCGGAACATCTTTTGGTGTCATTTTTCTAAAGTATGATCTACCGCGGATTTCAAACATTTTTGATTTAGGTTGGTTTGTTTCATAAAATCCACATTTAGATAGTTTACCTACATTAATCAATCGATGCCAATATGACGCTTTTAAGATAGAACCCGGGATTGAGTTGTGTATTGTGGCAATTGATTGATTTCTTTTTTTGCTTTCGGTAATACGCTTCGCTTCTGTGACGAGATATCCGACAAGTCTATTGTTTCTATAGTCTTTGTGGACACATAGAAAGTTTACTTGCACCGCTCTCACTTCCTTGTCATTTAATTTCATTGTAAATGGTGTCAAAGATATAAGACCTATTATTTTTTGTGTACGTTTGTCATCTATACATATATTTTGATGTCCGGGTACTTCTATTGCCCACTTTAAACTTTCCATTGTATATCTTAATTTGAATTCTTCATCCGAAATATAATTTTCTTTTAGGAATTCGTGAATTGATTCAAGTGAATGTGTAGACCACTCAAAATCTTCGGGGAGTTTCTGTGGTTCTGTATTTTTCACACGTTTTGTACTTAATCCGGTTGCCCATGACTGCTTATCCCAAAACTCGTGCATATATATAGAATTTATCTTCACACTTTTAAGTAAGCTTAAAGTTTTGGTTCGAATAATGAACATAATACCATGTCTCTTGAACAAGACTACACTACCGTTCCAGGTCAATTGTTTGCGTGCCTCTCTGTCGTCGGTCCAGAAGCTCCACAAAAGAATGATAAGTTTGGTATCAAGATTCGAGGTGCTTTTGCGACCCGTGACGAAGCCGCAAACCACGCGAAGCGTCTTCAAAAGGAAGATAGTACCTTCGATATCTACGTCGTTGATATGTACAAGTGGTTGTTAATTCCACCAGACAACACAAAGATCGATGACGTGCACTACACAAATGAAAAGTTGGAAGAAATTATGTCCGGTTACAAGGAAAACCAAGCCCAAGCTGCGCGTATGTTCCAAGAACGCAAGAATGCGATGATGGAGGCGAAGGACTACATCGCACCCGGTGACGAGAACTCCAAGTTCTACACGAAGCCAGATGAAGCGCCAATCAGTCACCCAGCCGAAGTCTTGGAGCGTCTCCAAAAGGAAAAGCCAGACACCCCAATGGAGGAGCTTGTCAAGGAAGCCGATGAAATTGTCGCCACCGAAATTGAAGAGCGACGCAAGAAGCGCGAGGCTGAGGCTGAAGCCGCCGAGTCCACAGAAGCCAAGGTTGAAGAAGCCAAAGAAGAAGGTGAGCCAGAAGTATCGTCCGCGTAATTGAAAAAAAATATAGTATAATTTTAATATAAAATGTACAAGATAATCATAACGGTCATCTTGACATCAGCTTTCTTTATTTTGTTTTTCAGAAATGAAACAAAAAACAAAAAAAAGGAATCACGCAAACTTAAGAAACGTGTCGTAGAAAAGGCAAGTACTACAAAGGGGTTTATCGAGGATACCTACAGGGGTCCAGTCACAGATAGATTTATTCCGCCTAAATATGGAGATATTGGAACATTTGTGGGTAATACAAGTCTTCCAAACTTCGGATTTCCATATGAACGTCTCTCTGAAGAGGAACTAAAGAAGAAGCCCATGAAGAAAAACAGAAAATCTGCTGATCAACGTGTTAGTGGAGTATTTGTTAGTAAAAGTGGCTAAGTATATCTAAGTATCACCGGCTGCATTGTCTTACCCATGAAAAACCCAAGTAAAAATACAGCAAATGCAATTATCCACGTAGATTTTTCAATGTTTGAAAATATATCATTCTTTTCAATGTGTTGATTCGTTTGTGGAGGATATAACATTTGGGGTGACTGTTGATAATAATATTGGTCAATCTGCGAAGAGTGTGCGTCAAGATCTTCGGTATTATCACTCTTATTATTATCATCTTTCAAGTTATCGATAGTTGGATCATAATCAATTGGATTTCCGATATCAGTCTCCATTATAATTATAGATCGTGATTTTTTTAAGTCTATTCTTCCTCACTTTCGTCCCCGTCGTAATCATCTTCTTCTTCCTCCTCTTCGTCGTCAACAACAAATCCATCTAGATCATCGCCATCGTCATCTTCATCGTATTCATCGTCATCTGAGTAAATTTCTTCATCTGTGTCAATGTCAGAATCAAAGTCTGTATCGTGTTCATCTTCACCGTAATCATCTTCAAACTTAGTTTCTTCGGGTTTATACAGGTCGGGCTTCTTTATGTTACGACCAGACTTTGTACGTGTATCTACCATTTTTATATAAATAAAGACTTCTGTTTAAGTATCTTTTCATGAATTTCATCTCTAATATCTGTGTCAGCGTATAGGGCGAGTTCTTCTATAAATTCAATGTTTTTGGTAGATAAATATTGTTTATACAACTCTGGTTGAATACCGGAATATTCATAAAATGGGTCAGGTTCTGGAAGTTTAATGTTATTTACATCGTCGTTGATGAGTGACGCTACAAGGTAAATAGATGCTCCTACCAGAATGAGTGCCATTCTTCTACTGTTGTAGTTTATTTTTTTTGATCTGGATATAAAATAGATATAACACTAGAACTTAATTTGTGTGTCCTACTCGTTTGATTTTTGCACACTGGACATTTCTGAGTTATTTGTTTGTTTTTTATTACGTACGACATGTGTTGGTCATTATGATTACCATTAATTGTTTCACAGTATGATGTAGACGATAATGCGATAAATTCATTCTTATGTCTAGAAATAGTGACAATCTTCGTCTCTTCCGGACATTTCATAAAACGACGCATGAATGATTCCAAGTGAGGTTTTACATCGGTTTGTTTTACTTTTGGTTTTTCTTCAAACTTTTTAATTTCTGGACACTTTTTGATATCTTCCTTTTTAGGGTACAACTTTTCAACTATTGTAGGTGAAAGTATATGTTTTCTTCCGTAAAAGTCTTTACAGAAACCATCTCTGCGACCGCGTATTGTTTCACAACGACAAAAGCATTTTTGAGCAATCACGCGCCCACTTATATGAAACCATATATGATTTGAATTGTGAGCCCTTTTGAGATTTTCACAATATTTAGAATTTGTAGCCACCAAATAAGTTTCTTTGTGTTTGAAAAGACTTTTTACGATTGCAGTTTTTTGACCTTCCATATTCTTTTGAATAAAACTCTCAACGAGATTTTTGAGTTCATCGTCATGAAGTTCATCTTTAGTTTGTGCTTCAGAAAAAGATCCCTCCTTGATAACAGAAGAAGGTGGTTCTATTGTCACGTGTTGAGGTTTATCTGTTCTAATCGAAGACATTTTGAGTATTTCCACATCTGGTTCTTGACCAATCTTCAAAAGGGTGCTCAATGGACCATGCTTGTAAATAAATATGGGTAAATATGCAACTTGCACAACTTTACCGGATTGACAATCTTCACACCCCTGACCCCCACATGGCATATGCTTCCCCATTTTATGAGACCATGGCATACGAAAACCACTACCCTTGGTCTTTCTTCTAAGATCTCCATACACTGCAGAATCTATAATTTCATTCCATTCAATTTTCCCCTTCGCCTTTGATAGAGCTACAAGAATGTGTTCTCTCAAAGCTAAGGCGGAAGTCTGATCAACGACAAAGTCCGGCCAGTTAAGATGAACACCAGTTTTCACATACTTACCCGCGTTCTTTGGTGGTGATACACATATCAAACAATCTTTTCCACCATGTCTTTTGACTTTATCACAAATGATTTTACAAATATCTTTTATTTCATCAAGTGTGAGGGCTCTCTCATCTTTGTAATCTATATCCACGAAAAAGTTATATTTCTCACTCTTTTGTTCAACAACAAAAATCTTTTCCCCAGACTTTATAGCTTCGATACACTTTTCGTGAAATTCATTCAATCTATCAAAAGGCACGGAAAGGACCCCTCCGTCCATGAGCACATGTGATAGATTGGTTGCATTGTTAAATTTTTGTTGGGCACACCACCTCTTAAACATATCTATGTATGGCATCTAATCTCTATACCTTGCCATGCATGATACATCTGGATACTCCATTGTTTCGGAGAGGTGTTTCTTTATAGTTAAAAGTTCATAAACAGTTTTTTCTTTATTTTCGTCAATCCATTGGTCTATTTCATCTTCGCATAGACCACGATTTGTATCTAAAAGTGTCTTGATTTGCATTAATATGTAAGCCTTGGACTTCATTCTACTTAATAGAGAAGGTTTTTCTATTTAAAGAAGTTACACACGCGTAAAATTCTGGATTCTTGAGAACATTGTCTACGATGAGTTTCCATCGTTTACGTGTATTGAATTCTTCAAGAGTATCAAAACTCATGAAGTCGTTTTCATCAAATGTCTTTTTTATTGGTTGCTTCTGTATCTTTTTAAGATTTGTCTTTTGCTTTTCTTCGTAAAATTTTTTAACGAGCGCCTGTTGTTCACTCCTCTTGTAGTCCACAAAGAATACAAAAACATTGTATTCAAGGTCGACTGTGGGACTTTCCTTGACTGTAAACTTATATGTAGTGTATTCGCCGCTTTTAAGGGCTACTGTACCCCGGGTCTCTTCTTCAAGTTCTCTTAGGGCACATCGCAAGGGGTTAAAAATCTCCCTTCTTCGGCAACCGCCTGTGACAAAAATCCAATCCTTGAAGCGGCGATCTCTCACCGTCAAGAATCTTGGCTTTTCATCAACAAAGCTGACCGGGATCGCTATGGCTTTGTATTTTTTCATTGCGCATTCGCAAGTTATAATAAGTGGATATGTTTATTCTTCAAGTTTTTCGACCCCCTTTTCCACGACTTCTTCGCGCTCATCTTCCACACCTTCGTCATCTTCCATATGCATTGGCCCTGAAAGTTGGTGCACAAGTTGGTTTGAAAAGTTGCGGAAGTTTTCAACTTCAACCTTTGTTTTGTTCATTTCCCTGAAAAGGAAAATCACAGCCGCGATACATACCACGGTTGCGACCATCATGAGGGTTTCTCGATCCATTTGCATCATTATAGACTAATTGTGGGTCTTCTTTTTAAGTAAGAACACCCATTTGGGTTCTGCCCGGTGGCGGGCATTCGTAGGGCGCTTGGGCAAATTGCACGGCTTCGTAATGCGTAGGTTGGCAAGACTTCTCGGTTGGTGGTGTTGGTTGCCCCACAAACTTTTCGAGTGTCCTGGATTTTGGATCGTACGTCAATACAAAAACGATGGCGAGGAGGAAAACTATGTTCCACATTGCAATTTATTAAATACGGAGAGATTTAGTTAGAGTAGAGGAGGCCGCCCATACCATTCTCAATGCGGAGGACGTTGTAGTTGACAGCGTAGATATCTTGATTGGACAATGCGTTATCGTTGATGATACGCGCCGAATCGAGGCGAGAGAAGTTGAGGGAACCCGTTGGTTGAAGCTTTGAAGAATCAAGGCAGAATGGGTAGAAGAACAACTTAGTACCTGGAGTGGAGTCGGCATTGGGGGCGTGGTAGTAAAGTGGGACCGAGGTAAAGTTTGGATTGGCAAACTTGTAGTCGGAAACATCAGTACCATTGATTTGAAGCTTAAGCTTGTTACCAGCGGTGTTCACCATGGTGACAGCGGTCGCATCACCCGCCGCCAAGTACTTGACTGGGTGGTTAAAGTTAAGTTCTTGAATCTTAGCTTGGGAGGCCACAGCCTTTTGGACTTGGGTAATAATCATGTTTTGTGGTTGAGAAGCGAAGTGCTCACGTTCCTGGGTATCCAAGTACGCGTAGTTCGCGTAGACTTCCCACTTACTCGCCGCAGCTTCAGAACCCCAAGTGATACGGAGTTCGACATCGTGGTACTGAAGGCTAATGAGGGGAAGGGCAGATTGCCAGTTCTCACAGAAGAAGAAACGGAGTGGGTAGAAGCTTTCGGACGCCGCACCGGTGTAGATACCACCCCCGACAGACTTGGAAGAGGAGGTCGCAGAAAGGGTTGGGGCGATTGTGGTGGAGAAAGTTACATCTTGTTCATCGATGACCTGACCACCCACGAGAAGTTCAACCTTGGAAATTGTTTTAGTCCAATCCGGAATAGTGTTCGCAGCGCTGCCATCACCCTTGATTGGCATGAGGTAGACGTAGTTGAGGAGATCCCCCTTACGCTCGAACCGAACAGTGGACATGCCATTGTTGGAGACATTCCCCTGGATCACTTGGCGTTCTACAGTTTGGGAGAAGTTTGTGTGACGCTTGTAGGTACTTCTGAAAAAGCTGATTTCGGGCTGACCGACGAGGTGCACATCCTGAGCACCGACAGCAACGAGTTGGGCGATACCACCAGACATTTTATATTATAGTGAGACTTTATTTTTTTAAGCTGGAGGTGCGGTCTTCCTGTAATTTAAACGCGATCGATACACGTAGATGATCTGTAGGTCTGAATGGACCAAGTCCTCTGTGCAGTGTGTCAGATTTAAAAAATACCGCTCGATTTTTAAATGGTTCTACATTTACAATTGTATGGTCAATTTTAAACTGTGTGAAGCCACCAATATTGTCTATATTTTCACGTGTAATATCACTTGTATACACCAATAAAGTGTAGTACCCATCTTTTTCTTCATCTCGATGAAATATTCCATCTTGACCATATGTCTGCCCATTCGCGTGGACTCTTAATACAGAAAATTTTCGTTTAAATTTGAAATATTTATGTATGTTATCAATAGATGTTTTGACGAGGCTTGTATATCCATATAAATTTGAAGACCAGAATCTATATCCATCATTTTCTACTGATTTTGCGCCATAACTCCAAGTTACATTGTTTATTATTTTGGAACACTCGGACATGTCGCGTTTTTCAAAAAAATTATCTATAACTATTATTTTTTCATCCATGAAGTCTATCTATTTGAATTACCTCCCTTTTAAGTTTAATGATTTTAAAGAAAAAACCTTATATATCCATATGATCAAGATATTTGACAATTTTTTAGAAGAAGATGATCTTGAAAAAGCTATTAGAATTGTTTCAAGGCCTAAATGGGGATTTATACAGAAATCCGAACAAAGTGAGGGGTATACATTCTGGGCAATGGACCTAGATAATGAACCATTTTATTATAATTATATCTTGGCTAAAATACATGAGATCACCGGTAAAAAATTTGAACTCTTGCGAGTGTACGCAAATGGACATACATATGCAATTGACGGATCTTTTCACATAGATGATTCAAGAGAAGATTGTTACACATTTCTCTTATATCTAAGTAATATCACAAAAGACAATGTAGACGTGATTGGTGGCTATACAGATTTCAAATTTAAAAACGGGGTTCATTCAATTGAACCAATATTAAATAGAGGTGTCTTATTCAGTTCTAACATTTTACATCGAGGATTAGGACCACTTAGACGGCCTGATATTCTTCGTATAACGGTAGCTTTTAAACTTAAACTTAAAGAATAATAAGTTTTATTATATAGGTATGATAAAGTCTCACATTTATATGATAGAAGATATAAT